TGTAATAGCTTGGCTAATCATTTCCACACTTATTGACAATGCTTTAAGCTGGTCATTTATTTCTTTAAGTTCGTTCATTATTCATTATCCCCTTCTTGTGAATTACTTGTTGTGCTTCCTGGTGTTCCTTGACCTGCATTCATATCATCATCAGTTGTTGACCAAGTTCTAAATCCTGTTTCTATTTTATTAGTTTGGCTTTGATGTGTAGTTATGTTTGTTTTGTTATTAACATAGTCAAATGTAGCCTCGTGCATAAAGTGTTGACCTTGTGCTAAAGCAATATTAAATACTTCTCCAAAGTTTATATCCTTACCGTATACATTACCTGTAAATTTCTGCCAAGTAGCTTGATAAAAAGATAAAACTGACCTTGTAATACATTCCTGTAATGGTCTTGGTGTATTAGATTCTGTTAAAACTTCCCAATTTCTAAACCATTTAGTAGAGTTTTGAATAAGGTTAAATTCAGGCTCTGTATAACCTATAAAATCTTCAATTACTTGAGATTCGTAAATATCTCTAATACCACCGTGATACTGCCCACTTATTTGATATGTATTTGAAAATGGTTTTACCAATGTAGCATCGTTTGGAATATTTGTAGCATTATAAATAAAACCTTTTGTATTTTGATAGTTTTGTGGAATTATGCTTACCTTAATATCATCATAATAAACAGTATGTACTACATCAGTATTAGTGCTTAATTGTCCTCTTAAAATAAAAGTTCCGTAATTATTCATTACATAACCAGTATCTAAAGAGTTTCTATCAAATGTAGATAATACTTTAAATTTTGCCCAAATATCTTCATCAGTCATTTTTATTTGAACAAATTTCTCTCCATCCCAATCAGGACTTTGTAGGTCTTGAGTAAAATTTCCATTACTTTCCAAGTATCTAATAAAAGATGTTCCGCCAGGATTAGGTGTTCCGTTAAGTGATTTAGCAAAAGCAATTATAGACGAATCAGTAGGATTGTGTGAACCATCAAAAAATACTGAACATTCTATTTTAACAGCAAAATAATTAATAAAAGTACTGGCATTTGAAATTCTAAATACATTATATAAACCATAACCAGAGTATGGAGGATTAGGTATATTTATCATTTCATTAGATGTAACTGCTAAAATCCTATTATCAAAAGGTCTATTTCCTCCTGTTGCATTAAAGAAATTATAACCACCAAAAGAATCCCAATTTGTAGGATCTACCGTAGTATTTGCGTAATCTTTAAAGAATCCGTAATTATTAAGTAAATTTCTTTCGTAGTATGGGTATTTATATTTAACGCTTGTTAACCGCTTATTTAAAGAAACTAATTGATTAGCATCAGACCAAATAACTACTCCTTCATTTCCAATAGATGAATAAAAGTCAAAAGTATAACCAGTTAAATAAGTACCATCAATATTATATTTTAAACCATTTTGTAATTTTTTATTAACTGATACATTATCAATTAAAAGATAGCCTATTGAATCATCGTTATTATTATAAAAGTTAAAATCAAATGTACCTACACTTGCTGAAGTATAAATAAATTCATAATAAACCCAATCATCAGTAGTACCTTGACTAAAAACTTCAACACCATTTATTTCAATTCTTGTAACTGCTTTAGGAGAACTTCCTGCATCAAAATTCTTTGCCCAAAATCCTACAATATAATCACCAATAGCAAAACTTAATTGTTGATAAACATAAGAACCATAATTATCCCCAAATATTTTAGGGCACTGGCTACCATTTAAGCCTCCTGTTGGACTATTAAATACATTCCCATCAATAAACCAATATTCGTAAAGTTGCGGTAAAGTACCATCAATTTCAAAATCTCCATTAATAACTAAATCGTTTACTGCTACATCATTAATACTAACAACATACCAAGTAGCATCTTTATTAGATTGATATAACATACAACCTAAAGATTCCATTAATGAAGTTAAAAGAAAATAACAATTTTTTGGCTCAAATGTAGACCAATCTACTGAAGAATATTCCGATAATATTAGATTAGTAGAATTGATAAGAGTACCATCTAAATTAAATTGAGTATAAAAAGCGACATTTAATTCACTACCAGTCTTTTTTAATAACCTACAAACAAAATCACTAATGCTTATACCAGCATCTACATTTGTGTCATTATATAAAGCGTAATAATCTTCTCTTGTATATTTAACATCCTTTAAGATTGCAAGGTTATCCGTAGCCGTTAATTGAAGATAATATTGTTCCTGCCATTCGTATTGGATAACATCAGGCAAAAGAAAACCAACCCACTTTAAATCTTCAGTTACACCATTTGTTTCATAAAGGCTTATTCTCCAAGTATATTCATCACTATCAAAAAAGAAATCAGAAGGTTGAACGGTAGAATTGTAAGGAATAAAACATTTAATATCCGCATAAGAAGCCCGAATAGGAGCAAAGATGTTGTCTTTACTTGCTTTATAATTTAATACAAAAGGAGAATCTTGAGCTGGGATTAACTCGGTAATATCATAAGGTATCAAAGTAGCTTCCTGTTTCTCAAACTTTACTTGATAAAACAAATCAGTACCGACTTGATCTAAACCTTTGAATCTTAAGTTATAAATATGATTGTAAAACATTATACCACCCTCGAATTTTTTATTGCTTGGTTATCTAAAAGCATTCTCATTTTATCTCCCATTATATCTACTTGGTAACCACCTTGACCTGTTGCGTTTGAAGGCATTGCAATACTTTTTACATCGCCACCACCACTAAATAAAGTATATGGATTAAAACCTAATCCACCTGCTGTTCTAGCTATCTCACCAATTTTTTCTAAAGCATTACCGCCTGAACTTAATCCGCCAGATAGAACGAATAATATAGCTGCTGCTACAATAGCTGCTGCTAATTTAATCATTAATTGTTTTAAAGCATTAAGAATACCTTGAAAGGCATTTTGACCACCTTCTAAGATTGTGGTAAACATTTGTTCGAATCCACTGGCTAAAGTTCCAACTAACATAGTTTGTGCAGCTAAAACTTCATTTGTACGCTGCAAAGCTGCTGCTTTCTCTTCTTCTGTTGGTATATGGAAACTTGATACCTTACCATAATGTTCATCAGTTATTTTAAATAAATTATCACTTGCAGCAGTCAACATATTCATTTCACTTGTATATGCGTTTATAGCTTGTACAGGATACAATTCTGTTGGGTCAGCCATTGTATAAGGATCATTAATTAAAACATCAGGTGATATAGTTTTTATATCAAATGGATTCTTATATGTCTGTCTGAATTTTTCTACATCAAGTTTGTTTTGTAAAGTTTCAATCTTTTTCTCTACATCAATAATATTTGCTGTTATTGTTATTTGTTTTTTGGTATTAGTAGTTAAAGACAATTCCTTATTTAATTCTTTTAACTTGTCTTTTAACGCAGTCATTGAACCAATAGGAATAATTTCTTTATTTCCACCGCCTGCAGGAGGTGCTAATAAATCGTTTTTATAGGTATCGGCTAATTTCATTAAATCCAACAGTTGATACCATTTTTCATTGTACATTGTTAAAGTTTTAACATTTAACTGCGCACCAACATCTTTAATATATTTATTTAACCCTTTTGTGTCTTTTTTCTCGAACAACTTTGTAAGAAAATCTTGCTCACTATCGAAAAATTCTTTATCCTTACTTTTTTGTGGGTCAAATGTTTTATCAATTCCTTTTTTTAGTTTTTCAATATTTGTTAAAGCCCAAGTTGCACCATCAACAATTCCTTTAAAGAAATCTCCAATAGCACCATCAGTTAATGCTTTAGTAAAAGTATTTTGTAATCTATTTAAACTTGACTGAAGGGAATCAACTCCTTTGCCGTTATAGGTCTTATTTAGTAAATCAGCTAATTTAGGCAATAGATCAGATGCTAAAATTTTACCTGCTGCGAGTTGCTTACCAAGTTCTTCGGTAGTCATGTTCATCGCCTTAGCCGCTAAAGCATAAGCACCAGGAAGTCGCTCAGCTAATTGCCCTCTTAACTCTTCAGATTGTACGGTTCCCTTAGAGAACATTTGTGACATCGCTCTTAAAGCACCAGTTGTATCGTCAGCTGATAGTTTTAATTTAGAAGAAGCATTTGCGACCGCATCAAAAACCTTATTTGTTGTTTCAAGTGATACACCCGAAGCAATGGTAGCCCCTGCAAAGTCTTTATAGGTCTCTGTAAGGCTTAACATATTCAATCCTAACTCATCAGCCTTGTCAGCTACTCTTTGGAATTGTGCCTCGCCTAATTGCGCCGAACCAAATACTTGATTCATTGCGGTTTTTGTAGAGTCTAATTTAAGGGATTCGCTGAACGCTCTACCGACTAATTGTGCGGCAGCAGCTAAAGAAACATACCCAGCAACCATACCTTTGAGAGAAGTCTCAAGTTGGTTCATAGGGTTTATTGATTCCTTTAAAGAAGCACTTGCTTTTTTATCAAAAGATGATATTGAATCTTGAGCAGTTTTTAATTTACTTTGTAAATCACCAATTTCAGCTCGTAGTTGAACTACTATTTCTTCATTTGCCATTATATACCAATCTTTTTAAGCAATTCTTGTTTTTCTTCGGTAGTTGGTAGTTTCTTTGGTTTTTTTTGCAAGATTCTATAAGTATCTGTCCATAAAGGAAAAATATCTTTAGGTTTCTTTTGATGCCTTTTTTCAACTTGTGTGTTAAGAATGTAACTCATTAATGCTCTTGTTTGCTCCCATTCGTTAGCATCCTTTTTAGCACAATAAATTACATTCCTAATATAATTCACAAAAGTCATTTCCCAAAATTCATCAGGTTTTAAACCTAAATCAATTATTGCATTATCGAGAAAATCATCCCAAGTTATTTTTTTTTTTCGCTATCGGTATTATTATCTGATTTATGATTCATAGCTTTTAAAGCGTCATTCATTTGTTCAGTTAAATTTACTACACAACTCATAAATTCTCTAATAACAACTAATTGGTCAATATAACTAATTGAATCCATTGATTGTTTTATTTCATCAATAGTAAAATCAATTACTTTTTTATTAACCCTGTATGAACCAAAAAGACCACAATAAATAATATCAGCAACCATATCAAGTTGAAGATAGTCTTCATTTAATTCTTTAATAGCTCCAGCGTTTGTGCCAGTTAATTTGTTATATTTTTCAAAAGCGTAATTTCCAAAACGCAATTCTTTCACTTCACCATTTAAAGTGATTTCTGTAATACCTACCATAGTTTTTAGTTTAGTTAATTTATGCGAAAGTTAAAGCACCTGTTCCTGTTATTTCAATAGTGTAAGTAGCCACATCTTCCATTGGTCCGCTTACTTCAAAAGAAGAAATATAACCACTTTGTGTAAATGTACTAATAGTATTTGTGAACTTAACAGACAATAATGTTCTGTTATTGTAAGCTGCAAAGATTTCAGTTAGATCATACTTAGGAGTAACAGACGCATCTGTAAAATCAGCTAATCCTTCTCCTGAGTAAGTTACATCTCTAAGACCTGGCATTACTGATTTCCATCCACCACTTTCTTTAGAAGTAGTATCAAATAAATCTGCATTTGCAGACATTGTACAGTTTGTTAATTGTACTAAAGTTTGTTCTGATCCAGCAGTACCTATCTTAAGTAATTGAGCTGTTCCGTTGTAAATTGCCATATTATTTTATTTTAAAGTTAATTAATCTGTTATTTCAAATGTTCCTGTAAATGATACGGTGTAAGTAACTACATCTTCCATTGGAGCGTTTATTTCTATATTTTCAACATAAGCCAATCCAATATAATAACCAGTTGGTATTACAGAATTTACTATCGCTATATTGATAGGAGTTTTTGCATCGTAAGCAGCAAATAAAGTAGTAATTCCTGTATCAGCTACACCTTCGTCAAAATTAACTAAAGCATCTGCAGTAAATGCAAAATCCCTTAGACCAGGAAGTGAAACAGAAAAACCGCCATCTTGCTTGCAAGTAGCGTCAATCATTGCGTCATTCATTGTTATAGTTACGCTTGTTTGACACATCAACGGAAAATTCGTATCTGCATCGTATAATAATATGTCTGAACCGTTTAATGCACTCATATTCCTTGTTGTATTTTAAATGTAAACCTAATTAATCTTCTCACTAAAACGCCTGTATCAATCAGTTGCTCAAGTGTATTTGTACTTTCTAACAGTGTTCTAATCATATACCAATCAGGCATTAAATCTAAATAACCGTCTTGTCTTGTCCTTACAAGCTCCATTACTTCGTTTGATATACGATCCGATAGTAATTTACCACCAAAACTATTATCAAACCTTGTACCTACCTCTATTAAAACGCTAACTTCTTGACCATAACTTTGTTTACTACCCTCTAATAATTCCGTAGAAGTAAAAGTAGATAATAAAATATAAGGTTCGGTAGCCGCTGCTAAAACCGATGCTGAATCAAATACAGGTACTTCTTGTAGGTCTATAACGATTGCACCGCTTAACCTTTCGTAAAGTTTCCTTCTTATAAGTTCTCCGACATCCTTCATTGCACAAATTTACGATTTATTTACTAATATTTTTAGCTATTTGCTTCATATCTTTTAAAAAGATTTTACTATACTTTATATAAGCTGGAATTAAATACGGATGTGGCATAGTTCTGCCTTTACCATTTACATAAAATTCCATTGCGAATTTTGAAAATCCTGCTGGAATTACTGCATTCTCACCTGTACCAAATTCCACATAAGGAGCATAAGGAGCAGGACTTCCGCCAAAAGCAACTATTCCTAAATAAGGGTTTTGTGTATTAACATTACCTGAACCCCTTAGGTCTCCAAATTTAACAGGTACGGCACTTAAAGCCTCTGCAAATATTTGGTCTGCATTCCGCCTAACAGAAGATTTAACTTGTAGATCAGCTTGTTTAGATAATCTTTGGAACCTTGCAGTAACTGATTTAACACCTTTAATATTAGCCATTATACTACAATAAACTTGTTATCTTCAGTCATTAAGTTTTCGTAGAACTCGGTAATTAAGAAGAAAGTAGGGTCAATTAATCTTCCCAAAGTAGTCATTATAACTATTTCTTTTTTTCTTTCATCCGTTACCTGGAATGCTTTAATAATGTACTCGCCACTATTATAAACAATCTTATTGATTTGTGATAAATTAGGATAATCATCATAACGAATCGTAAACTCGTAGATATTGTCTAAAGATATTTTACCATCTTCTAAATTTCTAAAGCCTTGTTTTGCTCTAATCTTTGCCCAAACTACCTTTTGGTCTACAAATGTACCAAAGTAACCACCTGTACCATCTGAACCAGTCTGTAAAG